ATTACAAAAAGGCAGATAAGCTGAATTTTGCTTATCTGCCCAAATAAAACTAAGTATTTTATCATAGAAAAATTAATTTACAGAAATAATCTCACACACTCGACGAAAACAAATAAAAAAATAGGTGGCTACGTGCCACCTATTTTTTTATTCTATTTATTATACAGTCCGCAACGATATTCACGTACAATGGTACGTAAATCTTTGTAGGACAATCCCAATCTGCCCTGTTCATCACCCTGTATTGCTCCGCAGTCCATAGCCGCCTGCACCGCAGGACGCGCCCACGGTGGCATATTGTCATCATTGAAATCGTATACCATTGTAGTTTGAACTACATTCACCAACTGTTTGTTGATGTTTTTTAAATCGGCAATTTCTGCCGCCTGTTTTTCGATTAATTCTTTTAATTCTGTATATTGTGACATAGTTAAATCCTCGCTTTCTGTTTCCTGCCCTGTTATTCCTTTGAAAATTGCTTTTGCGAACTCTGCCGCACCAATCTTTTTATATTTTTCTGCGTCGTCCGTATCAACAAAACACACTTCTACAAGCATAGCTTTCGCGTCACTGTGATGTACCACATACAGCTTAGAGCCGTCTTTAATACCTCTGTTTTTAAAACCCAATTCACTTATTGCCTTGCAAGTATTTGTTGCCTCATCAAACTTTTTGCCGCCGTAAGTCCACACCTCTGTACCTTGCCCACCGCCACTGTTAAAGTGAATTGATACAAACAAGTCAAGTGACTGTGAATTTGCCATATCAACTATCTGTTTTAGATTTGAACTTACTGTCGGTGCATAATCATTTGTACAGTCATACACTGTATGCCCTGCTTTTTTAAGTAAATCTTCAAGTGCATATCCGACATTTCGTGCCTCTACGCTTTCGTCTATGTAATCTACTGTACCGCAACCGACAGTACCGCTTACAGTGTGTCCGCAATTTATTCCTATTCTCATAAATTACCACTCCTTTACGGTCATATTTTTCCACTTCTTGTACGCGTCAAAATACATCTCGTTTTTATCGCCATTGTAGGTTATTTCGTAATACATTCCGTCCGATACAGTTGTTGACGCCAACGCCTTGAAATTCTGCAACGTCTTACAGCTCCACACGATATATACATCATCTTCGGTGATTTTTTTACCGTCTGTCACATCAACATTATTGTTAAAATAATTTGCGATTAATGTTTTTACTGCATTTATAAAAATTTTATCCGTCATATTCAATCACTCCTTTTCGTTATTTACTTCCGGTAAACCTGCGATTGATGTCAACAATGACAATACACCTGCCAATGCCGCCGCTGACGCAACCATTACCCAGTTGACGTCACCCAGTACGGCGGCCGTACCGATTGTCGCAATCGCTGTCTGTGCAATCGTCTTGATTGCTCTTATTCCTGCCGCTTTAAACCAATCTTTCATTTTTACATACCTCCTAAATTTTAAAATACTAAAAACCCAACATTTTAACAAAATAACCTATCAAACCGCCGACTAATGCGGTTAATATCGCACCGACAACGGTTTCATATCGTTTGTTTGGACGCTTTTCTATTTCGTCCACACGTTCCGTTATATCGTTCACGTCCTCACGCATAGCCTTTGTTTCCGTGGCTATGATGTGGACACTCTCTGTCAGCTTGTCCAAACTGTCTAAACGGTGGTGCGCCGATTTGGTTGACTGCTCAACCGCCGTCAGACGTTCCCACATTTCTTTTTGCTCATTTTCCATATTAGCCCTCCTCCATAATTTCTCTCTTTTCGTCTGCCGTGATAAAACCGGCATTTACAAATGTGTTTAAATCCTTATCTTTGTAAATGCCCTTTTTGTAATAAATTTTAATCAGATACTTTTTCATTTGTGATTGCTACCTCCATTTCTGCAATCTTCAACATCAGCATTGCATTAATTTC